CGATGGGATTTGACGAGTTGCACCAGCAAACACCTGACCGCCGATCAAATTGATCGGTACTAGCCCGTAAGGGCCTGATACGGTGGGATATGCCATTTTAACCTCGTTAAAAGTTATTTACCTTTACCGAACGAAGTCGAAGACCTTTTCTCTCTAAAGAGTGGCATACGACTATCGCTCTCTCTCATAAACGTGTTATCTACGGCTTCCATGTTGTCTCTGGTCTGGCGCTGGTAATAAGCCTTACGCTGTTCCATAAACTCCGTAGGAATCTTGCAGAGTAACAGTCCGGCGATCTCAATGTTGTCCTTAAAACGACTATTGGGATCAGCCAATAATTGGAACTTGGGTTGCTCTTCAATACGAACTGGCTCCCACCCCTCACGGAGTTTTGCCGTTACGTTCTTTGCATCTTGTTGACCCATAGAAGAAACGCGTATCCACCGATAAGCATACCCGGGCTGTTTATCCGGTTCAGGCAGCGCAGAAGCGGGTTGCCATGTCTTAGGACGCTCAGTTTGCTCTCGGGTTTCAAGTTCGCGTGCAAGTTTATTTTCAGCCATTTTGATTCTCCAGTCTCATCTTTTCCTTTGCATACTGCTCAGGAGTTATCCCAAATTTCTTAGCAAGATTAATCTCGCTTTGTTTCAGCACAATCTTTTTGGAGGACGTGCTGCGGGTAGCCGGAGCAACCACAGTGGCGGGTTTTGTTTCGGTGCGCACAACGGGCTTGCCGCCCCCGTTGGTCGTTTTAACTTCTTCGTCCCCCCACTCATAGTCGGGGAACCGCTTACGCATTGTTTCGTCAATGCGCTGCCAGTATTCATCAGTTCCGACATATTGTCTGCCGTACTGCTTCTCAAGTTTTTGATGAAAGCCTAATGCCAATGCTGTCATCTCTTCGTCCGCACCCCACCACGTATTGCGCTCTTGCCACGCAGTCGTTTTAGGGTCAAGACGAGGCACTTGTACTGGCGGTGCCTCATTGCTATTTACCTCAACTTCTTTCTCTTGTAAAGGGGGTGTGTAATCCCGTACCCGTTGGAGTTTGTACGAAACCTCGTTGAGTTTGGCCTGAGCCTCCACCACCTTGTCCACATCACCAGCCTCGTAAGCCTCTTTGTAGGCTTTCTTAGCCATCTCCAACTCTAGTTCGGCAGCGCCCTTGGCTGTGTCGATGAAGTTTTTCTCACCTTCAGTCAGCCTAGTTTTTAGCCGTTTGTTCTCTTCAAAAATCTTCTGGGCCATAGCCAGAGCCTCTTGCTGCTCTCGCAAAGCCGCTTCCTTAGCCCGACGCTCATCGTGCCAGACCTTTTTCATCTGCTTTAGACGAACTTTTACTTTGTCGGAGTATTCCTCCAACTCATCAGCCTCAAGTTCATCAACAACGTGCTTAGGAAGCGGTTCTCTACCCCGATCTTCTTCCGGCGTATCGTCAACCACCTCAATATCGACATCGGGTTTACCCTTAGCCTGTTTCTCTTCTTGCTGCAATGCAGCAACTTCTTTTTCCTGACCTTCGACTTCTACCTCGAAGTCATCCTTCTTTTGTTCTTCAGCCATGTCTATTCCTTACCTGCGAGAGATGCCACGGGGGTCTTCAACTACACCCTCCACGGAATCGTCGTTGATGATCCGAAACTCTTGACCATGAATCTTGAGCCTCGTACCTGCGTGTGGGCGCACGAGAATAAAGTCCCCTTCCTTACACCAAGGGCCGCTGGGAAAGCGTTCCTTGTCCTTATAGCAATCCGGTCCCATCTTCATCACAAAGAGCACCGTTGTGAGGAGTTCTTCATGTTGGATGGTCATGTCGGATTTAAGGATGCCGCTATCGTAGGTTTCCTCAATATTTGGTATCCCACATAGGATTCGATACCCCGAAGGGTCCGGCACCTGCTTGGCTTTGCGCTCCGGAGTATCCGGAATCGTGCTTACTTCACCTTCTTCTGTAGCGATGGCAATTTCACTCATCGTCGTTTTCCATCCTTTCTGCGGTCTCTATGAGAACGTTGTTTGCGATTAACAGGCCACGATAGATCCCACAAGCGTACTTGTAGTCTCCAAAGTCTTTTGCGTGTCCTAAAACCGTATCACCTTCAATTACTTTCATTTCCTCTCGTATCTTGTCTGAAAGATACTTGAGAAGGTCATTACTCATTTATTCTCCTTCTTTTGTGGTTGCGCCTTATCACGGGCGATTTGCGAACCAAGCCGAACTCCCTCTAACTCCATGCGGGCTTCCAACTCAGCACGATCTTTTGCGGTCTTGGCCCCGACTTGCATTCCTGCAATCTCTTTCTGGGACTCAATCCGTTGACGTTCAATATCCAACTGATCTGCTTTTGCCGCAGCGTCAGTTGTTAACTTCTGTTTCTTCAATTCAAGATCTTGGGCCTTGAGTTGAAGTTCTGCCTGCTTCATCTGCACAATCGGATCCTGTGCGACCTGTTGTGCCTGTTCCTGTGCTGCTTGCGCTTGGCTCTTAGCAAGAAGTTTTTGTGCTCCTGCTGCGGCCAGACGTGATAGGTGAATCTCCATCTGTTCAGGAATACGCTCGTCATCTTCTTCATTAAAGGCAGGATAAGGAACACCTAACTGCTCTTCTAACTGACGACGGTATTCAAAGGCTACGTGCTCAGTAATGTGAGCCGCCATAGCCGCCATGATCTGATTAGCCATCGGGTTTTGCCCAACCATCTTGGCAATCTTCGGATCCTGTACCGCTGCCATATGCACAGCGATATGGGCTTCGTGATCTTGATAGGCAAATGCTTTTACGGGTTTTCCATTAAGCACATCCATGTTTTCCGTCACCGGATCACGTGGTTTCATGTCTTCTTTGTTGGGTACTAACTTATTGGCATTCTTAATACCCAGAACTTCTAACATCTGACGATGTAGATATGGCAGGTCATATAACTGCGGTGCGCCTTGGGCTAACTGCATAACCGCCTGATACTGAACCACCTTCTGCGACATAGTTGCCGCGTTGGGATCCGATACCGGTATGACATCCACCTGATCGTAGTCAGACTTCTTAACCCGACGGGAGCCTTCTTCTGGCTCGTAGGAATACTCATCAGGGGTGTAGTCACGAATAATGACCTTAAGGAGCCTAAACTCCTCTTTCATCGCATAGTGAATACGAGCCTGAACGGCCGACATCACCTTTAACGTTCTTTCTAATATCGCCAGTGTGGTACCCACAGGCGACTGGGCTGACATATCAGAAACCTTTAGATCTGCTGCACTAGCGAACCTACGACCTTCTTCAACAATTTGACCCAACAACGTCATTAAAACTTGCGACGGCTCCTTGTACGGGAGCGTCATGATGTTGTCTTTGATGGTGCCGCTAGGTACGTCTACGTCCCTGAACTCCGCTGGCGAAATGGGAGTATCGTCGCCTTTGACTCGTAGTCCCTTGGTTTTAAATCCACCGGGAAGGTTAGACAGCGTACCAGCGTCGACCAGTTGGCGGATAAGAGAAGTGCCTGACTTAGCAAAAGCGCCAATGAGGTGAATGAGGCCGAAGCAATAGAAGCCAAAGCCGGGGATGTAACCGTAGTGAACGAAATGGTTTCGTTTTTGTTTGGTGTCATCATCAGGGTCCCAGTTGCGACGAATCGCTAAGATTGTCTGTGTCTGCTTCTCGATAGTGACAACGTAAGGCAGCGCAATACCCGTCGGCTCCCCATCTTTGTCCTTATCCTCATAGCCGGGCAGGTCCAGGTCAACGTGCATCTCAAGGATCTTGTACCGATCATCGGATGAGGCACGAAAGCCCATCTTCTCAGCAATCTTCTTCTCAACCTCATCAAACGTGTCCTGTGGCTCTGGCAGTTCTATATCTTTCCAAAAGCCCGCTACTTGGAGTTTTCTTAACTCGTTAGGCGTCTTACGCATCACATGCGTCACCCGCTCTGCGGTCTGGATGTTAGAGGCACCGTATGGCACCACGACATCTTCTGCTGGAATAAATACACTAACTTGACGCTCAAAACTTGGGTCGTAATACACCTTCTTAAACGCATTACCCGATAACCCCAGCCCCCACAGCATGCGCTCGTGCTCGGGTCTGTACTCCGTCATCACATCGGTCAACTGATAATTCATGTCATCCTGAACACGCTGGGCAGCGTCTTTTTTCTCAGGAGTCTCACGACCAATAATCTGTGTCTTAACCGGACCCCGTGCAGGAAAGGTTTCCATCATGGTCTCGGCTTGGAACTTCACAAGGGCTTCGCTTAGTAACGGGTGATATACACCACAAGCCCCCGGCCAAGGCTCTGTCCTATCCTCAACCTTCATACCGAGCAACTCAATGCCATCCACGTAGGTCTGCATCCAGTCCTTACGTGAACTTAGATCCTCTTCAAAGTCACCTAGCAGATCCCCTGCCAGTTCAGTCAGTTCACCTTCATCTATCTCTTCGGCAAGGTTGGCGTTAAAGTCATCGCCATTTTCGTCTTTCTCAATCTCTATCTCCAGCCCACCAGCCTTGATACTTACTGACTCAGGATCTTCAATCTCAATCTCAATATCCGGCTCCATCATCGCCAGATCTTCATCCTTAAGCCCCATCGGAGCCTGTCCAAGTGCTTTGTCAATTGCCATGTTTATTTCCTATTTTTTAAAACCGCCATATTTGTTGCCGGTTTATATGTGAAGTCTTTTGCCTCTTTACCTGTACGTTTTACAGCACGATCAATTGCACGCTCTTCGGCTGTCATAGCATTTCGCTTCATACCTTCTGCCGTTAATGTCTTGCCATCTTGAGCCAAGTGTCCACGCTTTTTTAATATTTCAATAGCCAAATCTCGATTACCTACCTGAGCAGCCAATCGGTCTACCAACGAATTACGCCCCATGTGTTGCTGTGTAACCGTCATCAGTAGTACCCCTGAACTCTGCCTCTGAAGTAAGGCTGCTCATCCTCTTCGTCCAGTAACGAACGCACAAATCCACCCTTACGGAAGCGCATCAACGCAAGGGATACCGAGTCAACATAGTCATCATGCTCCCCCGCCGGGAAGGATGCAACCTCCTCAATCACTTCCTCAGCCCAGTGGGTGTTGGGTGCCCAGACTCTACCCGAAGCAAAAAGGTCTGCCACAGCGTTTAGCCGTGCGATCTTGTCGTTGCCCTTACTTGGTGTGAACTCCTGGACCGGGATGCCCATCGACCTTAGTTCATATATCAGCGGAGCCCCGGAAGCCTTCTTCTCGATGATTACCGAGTCCGGCTGGTCCTCCTCCCAAAACTCCAGTGCTTTTTTCTTTAGTGCCGGGAACTCCAAGCGGTCCCGAAAGGCGTTTAGCAGGATGATGTTGGCCTGTTTTGTGCCCGTATCGTCATCTTTGTAAAAGACTCCCCAGTGGGTCAGGGCAGAGTAGTCCGCACGGTTGCTTTTCTCAAAGGCCGTATCCCAAGCCATCAGGGTGAACTCGCAGTGCGGGGCCTCTTCATCCTCCCATACCTGCCACCACTCCCTTTTTACAATCGCAGAGGACTCAGAAGTGGGGTTCTGCTGGTACTGGGCCATCCATTTGCCGTGCGGCAACTCTTTTTGGAGGGCTTCTAACTCGTGACGGGGCCAAAACTGCGGCCATAAGGGCTTACCCGAGGGCAAAATGGCAGGAAACTCAATAACTTCCCACTCTTCACCCGATCTTTGACCTGCCGCCTTGATAACTTGCCCGGTTAGGTCCTTTTTAGACCACCGGGTCATCACAATTATGATCGCTCCCCCCGGCTGGAGACGCTGGCGCGGGCCCGACGTGTACCACTCGTAGGTTTTGTCGTAGATTTCCGGGTTGGTTTCGGCTTGGGCGGCTTCTTGCTCACTGTGGGGGTCGTCGATGATGAGGATGTCTGCACCTTTACCCGTAACAGCGCCTCCAACACCGATAGCAAAGTACTCTCCCCCCTTATTAGTCGCCCACCGGCCAGCAGCCTTAGAGTCTGACTGTAGCGCCACTGCAGGAAAAATCTCTCTATACGTGTCCTGATCGACAAGGTTCCTCACTTTCCGACCAAAACCCACCGCCAACTCAGCCGTATGGGAGGTTTGGATCACTTTTTTGTTAGGGAACTTACCTAGAAACCAAGCCGGGAGCAGGTATGAGGCGAACTCTGACTTAGTGTGCCGGGGTGGCATGTTGATAATGAGCCTTTTTACTTTGCCTTCCGCTACCCGCTCAAAGGCAGCGGCCATCTTGGTGTGGTGTGCCCCATGAATAAACCCGGGCCAGACCTTTTGCACGAAGGCCATGAAGGATTTCTGGGCGTTCTCAGCCGCCTTTCTCTCCTCTAACTCCTCCAGCAACTCATACAGCCGGGCTTTTACACTCGGCGGGAGTTGATCCAGTTGGGACTTATTGGCTAGGAGCGTCTGCAGGTGGTTGCTGCCCATTCCCGCCCTCCTTCTTTAGCCCAAGCATGGCATCTAACTCATCGTCATCCGGTATGACGGCTGGCTCTTTTATCTCCTCAACATCTTCTACGTCGTCTTTAACCGCCTGCTCGACAGGGCCCATGTAGCGTTCCAACAAGGATCCGAGTTCTTTCTCAATCTCGTCGATGGGCTTTTGCTTAATGGTTATCTCGATCTGGTCGGTAAAGAGTTGTACCCCCTTGCGCTTACCCAGCAATTCCAAGGCACGCATCCGAATTTTGGGATCTTCGTTCTCGGTCTCTTCCAGCAACTTGTTCGTTACAAGATTCTGAATTCTGCGGTTGGCTTCAAGGAACTCGTGGTCGTAATGATCCAGCAGTGCCTCAAGTTTAAGGATGGTGCCCGGGGGTGTCTTTGCCGGGGTGAACTTCTCTGTGGCAATGATCTGATGTGCCTTGGCTGAATCTTCTTCGTCGGCTTTTACATCTGCGCCGTTTTGGATCAGGTCCAGAATTGTCTGGCAAGCAGCCTTAGCCCGCTCTCTAAAGCCTTCGGCCTCCTCTGGCGTAACGTCAAAGGGCAGCGGTATTCCAACTTCAGGTGTTATGACAATGGGCATGTAAGGGGCGGTTTGTGGCTCCAGTTGCCCGGAAAGTAGCATGTATTTTTATTTTGTCAAGAGTAAAGGTGGGAGGCAGATTTGGCGGGTCAACTCAGACCGAGTGGAAAGCAGGAAAAACCTCGGTGTGCCGCATCCTCTGATGCCTGCTTAACCCTCCCTGAAAAAAGTGCGGGGTCAGAGACTTGGAGTCCGAAAATACTGGAGTTGGGGCCTCCCCCCGCTGCAAGCGTTACACGCCACCTCTTGCTGGGCGTCATGAACCAACAAAGTCAGCGGGAAACCCCGCCAAAAAATTATATACCCCCCGGGGGTATGGGACCCATTGGAAAAGACAAGGGGGGTGTTTTCTATATAGAGGGGGTCG